ATGAGAAATTGGTAGAACGGTTGTAGCACCGGGACCCCAGCGTGAAGGCTGAGCCCACCCTCCCCTACAGTAGCGAGGTACGCAGAGAAGTTTTCTTCTGTCACCTGCAATATAATATACATATCCTTTGAAATGCAAGTCGGCCATGTCCTCATCATGACATACTGCTTTCCATTGAAGACGGGGTTCATTTGACAAAACGAGATGCGTTCCAAAACGTCAACTGGTTTTGAGACTGTCAATACGAACCCGAGATCTTTACAAAATGCGGGGAACTCATTAAGCAAAGGAAGATCTCGACGTTCACAAATTATTAACGAATCATCTCCATTCACCATCACTGAGGGAGGATTGGTGTATGGACAACCGGAAACGAACGAATGTATCAAACTAGCTTGGATTAAGGAATTTCCAAGACCAGTGTTCATATCTCCGGAACATCTACTGACGGACTTGTAGTGCACAATTCCATCAAAGCACTTCATATGTCCTTTGGTCTTCAGTTGCAACTGCAACAGTTTAGCAAGCTCACGTGACCTAAAGTACATTTGATAGATGTGATGTTCGTATTGCATTATGCTGGCAGAGATGTGTTGGTCGAATCTACTTTGGTCGAACCCAACACAAACGGGATCAGCATACCGCTCCCATTTGCTAGCAATAATTTCACCCAGTTGCCAAGAGTTCATTCCTTTGGCAACTACGGGCAGGTGATCAGAAAACAACTTCGCAATGTCCTGATACACGAAATGTTCGATAGCCTTAGTATAACACCCCACCAGCACGTTATACTTAGGATCGCGGGGTTGTATGATTCTTGGAACTTTTCGAACTGGTATTCCCTTGTCTATACACAGTTCTTTTGCATACTTGAGGAAAGCTGCCACCTTAGACCAGTGGACAACCTCATCCCAGCGATATCCGCTCATCAGCCGTTGTATAGCACTATCATAGATTTTCCACTTACGGCCCCGAACAGTTTCCAAGAACTGTTCAAAGGTGAGCGGGGCGATAATCCTAGAGAACCTAGAAAAGGCAGTACGACTGGCTGTCAAGCGTAACCGAACCATTGATGTGCCAGGATCGACTGGACGTACAGGGACCGAGTCGACAATGTGATAAATGAGGCGTTCCATGACTGCCGTGCGCGCAGTCTC